TCCCCTCTTTTAACCGCGCAAGGAATTCGCGGGCTTTTTGGCCTTGGTCTACATCTGTCTTGCTGTTTGTTTGCTCGTGAATTGGAAACTCACCAATCCATTCTCGCTTCCAATTTTCTTTAACCGCATAAAAAGATATTACCTCGATGGCCTCTTCAAGTTTCAAACCCAGTCTCGATAAACGGATTAGCTCATTGGCGTCATCTACAGGAAATGTACCGGTAACAGCTGGTTTTAACTGTATTTCCCATTTATCTAAAATTTTATCTGTCAGATTTTCCGTCGCCTTCGCTTCCAAGTCTCTTAGATGCTGGATCAGTTCGGGGAGGGTCATTCTTCACCTTCCGAACAGGAATCACACGTAAAATGCCCAAGTATCTTCATTTAATTTCCTTGATACCCCGTTCTTTTTAGAAAAGTTTTAATCCGAATCTTAATGGTGCGTTCTAAATGACTAGGAACCGTTTTTGGTGTTTTTTCTAAATGGCAGTCTTTAAATTTAATCCGACTTCCGCAAAAACAAATATGATTTCTGGGGTATTTAAGAATCGGGTTCCATACCGACCCCGGCATAAGTCTAAACCGATTACCGATATGAGATTCAGTCGGCTTTTTATACATTACTTTAAAAACAAAAAGACGAAGTAACCAATCAAAATAAGATTTGATTTTTCTAATCATAGTTTCTTATTGTTTAGGTAATCTTTTTTAAAGCCCCAATAGGTAATAGAAGTAACTCCCACTTCGCTAGGAACTTCTCGGTTAACGATACAGATATCCTCAATTCTGCAATTAGTTAGCTCTAAAAAAAGCTCTAATAATTCATACTGATACTTTGATTTAATAGCCTGTTTTCGACGATGGTAATCATCGATTTGTTTTCTAATCGCTTCTTGTTCTTTTTGATCAATACTATCTTGGATATCGATTATCTTCATTCAACACTTCTTGCGTAATCAACACCTGCCATAAAGGCGTTGTAGATTTTTACATACTCCTGTTTGCATTCTTGGATAATGAGCTTCTTATAAGTATCAGAATGAATATCCTTTAGAGCCTTTACAACATTCACTCTTTTTCCTGCATAGGTATTTGCAAAAGGTACCGCATCTTGATGAACACTCGACAGATAATCTTTTTCTATATTCGACATAAAATTACGTCTAGGACGGCTAGCCCTAACACCTATAACGGTTTTTAAATAACCGCCCTAGACGTGCTCTGTTTACGCTACCTTCGCTAAGAGTTTTAACGCTTCACTGTATTGGGATTTCTTCAATTCAGTTACGCGCTTGACCCCTAGCTTTTGCAAAATCCCAATCGCCTTCTCAGCCGATTGTTTTTTCGCAAACTCTTGAAACTTTTTAATCACTTCTTTTTCGGTAATTTCGACTTCTTCGGAACTTGCGACATTTTTGGTGGGTTCTAATTCTTCAACGGGTTCGACATTTGTAACTTTTTCCACTCTTCCAACGTCATTAACTTTAAGTTTTGTTTTTTCATTTTTATCTTCACCGGTATCTAATGCGACAAAAATAACTGCGAGATTCTTTTTAAGCTCTACGAGATTTTTTCCTTTTACTGTGACACTGTACATTTTTAGCCTTTCTACATGCTGTTTATATTTTTTAACTTCGACAAATTAGCTTCGAGAATTTTACTATCTAATGAATCTTTATAAACCAAGTAATCAGCGCAAACAGAACCGTCTTTACCTATACGGTGGACCCTGTCAATAGCTTGTTGGTTATCACCTGGAACCCAAGAAAACTCGGCAAAAATAACGCGCGACGCTTCGGTAATATTAAACCCGATACCGCCGGCTTGAATCTGAAGGATCATAAGTCTTTGTTTTTTATCTTCTCTAAACGTCTTTACTATCTTGTGACGTAAAGACGTATCGGTTCCACCCACTATTTGTAAAGGGTTAAACCGACAAAGCGCGTCTTTTAATGTCGCAATAACTTCTTTGTGATGCGCGAATAAAAGGATCTTCTCATCAGGATCATCTAAAAGACCCGAAACGTACTTTACAATTCCTTTTACCTTAAGCATCCCAAGCTCTCTTCGGTAACTTGCAATATGCTCTTCACCAATAGAGGCTTTAAGAAGATCTTTTGGCGAATACTTTTTTAAAAGCGAGCGCTCTAGTTCCACCATTTTGGTGGGCAAATTGCCTTCAATAAAAACGGCCTGTTCTAATACGGGTGGAAGACCGATTGCCTTTTTAGAAACCTTAATCATAAAGGTTCCTAGGATCTTCTGTCTTAGTTCTTCTAGGTTAGACGCACCTGAAAAGTCCCAACCGTAGTTAGTATGGTAAGCCGCACAATAGCGCTTCCCATAATCAAAGCGATTCATAAACCCAATCGTCTCAGGCGCGCAGTTAGAAAGAATAGTATAAAGTTCAATCGGTCTTCCGTTTGGATTAGGCGTGCCGGATAAAAATACGACGCGTTCAAAAAGCGGGATGATTTTTTTAAACAATGCCTTAGAGCGGTTAGCGCTATGGTTCTTGTAGCGATGCGCTTCGTCGACAAAAAGAATATTTTTAAATCCGAATTCGCGATTAGTAAGGATGATTTTTTTTATCGTCGAAGTAACTATGTCTCTTTCTATTTTTGAATCGGGAAAAATAAACGCACTAGACGTACTAGTCGCCCACTTCTTAAGTTCTTCGGTTACCTGCCCTATAAGAAACGGCGGGCAGATATAAAAGGCTTTATACGCTGGACTTAAAGTATTTCGGATTACGGCAGCACAAATCGTCTTACCGGTTCCCGGTGCCATCGCAAGGTAAGATCGGTTTTGGTTTAACGCAAAGCGAATTGGTTCAACCTGCCAAGGCTTTATCTTTAAGTGTGGTGGGTGAAGTAGCGGTCCAGTGTAGAGTTTTTTAGCGATGAATATACGGTTTATTTCTCTTTTAGCCGATTCGTCGAAAAACTTCTTTACCCGGACCGCTATTCGCGGATTCTGAGTATACCAAGAATTATTTTTGGCATCGAAAATAAAACCTGCGCTCTGCACAATGCGTTTTTCTTCGCTTGTGGCGCTTGTCATTCTTGTAGAAAACTTTTTCTTTTCGAAACCAACCCGCACGCGTCATTTTCCCATTCGAGATTTTTAAAAGAAAATCATTTTTAGTTTTTATCACGTTGACTGTCAAAACAAACACGCGGATAACTTTTCAAGATTCCTTCAAGATCAGGGGTTAAGAATTATATGACAATCGAAAAATGGGTAAAAGATAATGGGGGACCGCGTTACATCGCACCACTTTTAGATGTTTCGCAGTCTGTCTTCTATAGCTACTTGCGCGGACAGTACTGTCCTAACGCTAGGATAGCGCTTAAGTGGATAGAACTTTCCAAAGGTCAAATCACCTTAAAGCAAATCGTCAGTCTTTATAAGAAAAACAACTAAAGGAAAATACAACATGAATATGCTCGACGAAGCTCGGCGTCTCTACGCTTTGGGGTTTGCCATCCATTGGATACACTCGCGTGACAAAAGACCTATTAAATCGGGGTGGAATAAACCTGTACGTGATTCTTGGCCGCAGTTAGAGCGAGAATTTAGACCGTCGTATAATATGGGGGTTTTACTTGGCCAAGCTTCTAAGTTTAGTCAGGGATATCTTGCCGTCATTGATTGTGACGTAAAGTCAGCTTTGTCAGAAGACAAAGAAGAAATGTTTCAAAAACTAGAGCTTCTTTTCCCGCAATACGCTAGTTGGATAGCGGTTGAATCGGGTCGCGGAAATGGATCTACTCATTTATACGTCAAAACTAAACAGCCTTGTAATTCTAAAAAGTTAGCTAGGTCTACGAAAGAAGTTTCAGTCTTTATGCCTTCTACGGAACCTAGAAAGCGGGACTATGAACGACTTTCTTCGGAAGAAGTCGAAAAAGGGTATCGAATAAGACCGGCCTGGGAAATAGAGCTTCTTTCTAAAGGAAGACAGGTTGTTTTGCCCCCTTCTATCCACCCGGATAGCGGGATGTCCTATAAATGGTGCAGCCCTTTTGAAAACGCCAACCAATTAGCTCTTATTGAAACTGAAAATATCAGCCCTATAAAAACCCCACCAATTGCGTTGGTGGAAAACTTTACCCCTATAGAGGTAGACCTTTTTGGCCGTTTGGATGCGGAAACCATCGATATGATCGTAAAGGGTGCCGGGGTCATTGATAGGTCAGCTTCCTTATTAAGTGTGGCTAATCGCATGTATAGGGCGGGCTTTACTAACGTAGAGGTTCTTTCAGTATTAACCGACCCTGAATATGAATTGGGGAAAACGGCTTACGAACACCACAAAACCGAATCTCGTACTGAGGCGGCTAAATGGCTTTCACTTTATACGACGGCTAAAGCAAGGCGGGAAAACGCGGCTGAAGAAGTTTTTAAAGCCGAGTGCAATATTGAACCTTTATCCGAAGTAGAGGCACAGGCCCAGTTTAAAGAGTTATGCGACATTGACCGGGATAAAGGGGTAGCTATTGCAAGATCCCAAAACGGGGTTATTAAAAACACCACTGATAATCTTATCTTGGTTTTAGAAAAATTATACGGCCCTACCCTTTTTCGTTTTAATAAATTCACTTCTTATGAAGAATTTGGCGTAGATACCCCTTTCGGAAAAAGGGACGAAAAAGTCACTGAAACTTCTCTTTATCGATTCAAAAGGCTTGTTACTAGAGAATTCGGGTATGAACCTACTAATGATAAACTAAGAGAAGCCGTTGATGTTATTAGTAAAAATAACGAATACCATCCGGTACAGGAATACCTAAAGTCTTTAAAATGGGATGGAATACCCCGTATAAATACTTGGATTAAGGACTATCTAAAAGGTGTGGCTGAAGAACCCTATCTATCCGCAGTATCAAGAAAAATACTAGTCGCTATGGTTAGAAGGGCTATGGAACCGGGCTGTAAGTTCGACGAAGTTCCTATTCTTGAAGGCGAACAAGGGGTGGGAAAAAGCACTGCGGCTAGGATCTTAGCCGGTGATGAGTGGTTTACCGATGCCTATATAGATCCAAATGACAAAGACGGCCTAATGAAATTACGAGGCAAATGGGTAGTAGAGATTGGTGAACTCTCAAGCATGCGAAAAGCCCAAATAGAAAGTTTTAAAAGCTTTATTTCGATTCAAAAAGACCACTATCGATCTCCTTTTAAGATGATCCCTTTAGACTATCCAAGAAATTGTGTTTTTATTGGGACCACTAATTCCGATGAATACTTAAAAGACCCGACAGGTAATCGGCGATTTTGGCCGATACATGTAGGTAAGTGTGACACCGTTAAACTTGCCCAAGATAGGGATCAGCTTTTCGCTGAAGCCATGTGTGAATATCTTTTAGGAGAAACCACCTACCTTGATGAAAAAGAAATAGTAGGGGCAAAGGTAGAACAAGAAAAACGACAAGAAAGCGATTCTTGGGAAGATCTTCTTCACACCTTTTTTGAAAGCCAAAAAGATAGGCCCGAAGCGGAACGCTTCCCGGAAGAGTTCACCATGAGTGATTTGTTTAAAATGCCGGGGCCTTTTCATGAAGGTAAGCAGGATCGGTTGAACCAATACCGGGTGGGCTACTGTTTAAGACGTCTTGGTTTTGAAAGGTTTCAGAAGAAGACGGGGCGTAAAAACACCAAAATGTGGAGATTGTTGCGGAGTAGCCCTTCGTGAAGGGCTACTACGAAAAAAGGGATACCAAAAACCACCAATGATATCACTGTGGTATCCTTGGTATCCTTGGTAGCCCTTATTTATATAAATGGATAAGAATAGAGAACAAATACTAAAAAGCAGATTTGCATTTTGGTTTTTTATAAAAATACCGTTTTATGGATAGATTTGGAAAACGCGATTTTTAGGGGTACCAGGGATACTAAGGATACCAAGGGCATATAATTTATAACGACATAGGCTTAGAATATGAACGAATCTCAGTTTAATTCTGAAATTGTAAAATCAATAGAAAGTATAAAAAGCGATGATTACTGGGCGTATAAAATTCCTGATCTTCCTGGCCCTACGACAAAAAAGCCTTTCGACATAGTAGCAAGCATTGGTGGGAAGAGCGTTGCTATCGAATCGAAATTTTTAAAAGACTATAAGAGATTTGGAAGGGAGATTTTTCGTCCTCATCAATTTCAAGCATTAACCAAATTTTCTTTATCCGGTGGAAGGACTTTTCTTTTTCTTAATATAAGAACTCCTACGCATTCAGAGTACGGTTATATGAATAAACTAATCATCATTGATTTTAAGGCTATGTATTCTGCTTTTTATTCCGGGCAAACGATAACTAAAACTCAACTTAAAATGGCAAACTATATTCCGGGTAAAAAGGGCCTTTTTGACCTATCTGATTTTTGTAAGTCGATAGAAAAGGAAGATGATGAGTTTGATTTTCTATTATGTGTAAATGGCCTAGATCCAGGTTCAATTTATAAATCAGTTTCAACTAGTTATAACGCTAAGCGTTAATAAGTCTTTATCTTTCTGTCCTAAATTGCTACGTCTGGTAAAGACGTGAAAAAGGTCAAAGTAAAATTAAGTTATACGAACTTAGTCTACGCCTCGATTGCCCTTCAGGCGCATGCGATAAAACTTCGACGTGATGGCTGTATTAGAGAAGCTAAGGCGGCTAGTAAGGCTTTAGAGCGCATTCGGGAAGCTTTGGCATATCTAGAGTTCAAAGGGAAGGCTAAGGCGACTTTAAAAGTATGAAGACTATTAGGCTAACCGATAAAGATTATAACGCGTTATTGTACCATTTAGGACGTTTAACCGGATTACAAAATGAACCTAGGGAATACTTTAGCCTTAATGAATTAATAGATTGGATTCTTATTGAAGGAAAATCCAACACCCCTCTTTATTTTCACGAAGCTGATTCGTTTCAAATCAGAAAAGAAAAAGAATTAAATGAGGAGCTATAAGAATGGTAAAATTATCTAAACAAAAAAGACGCGGTTTTAGGAAGAACGGTTGAAAAAGGTTCACAATGGTGTGGGCCTTTTTCTTTACTATTCTTTTTGGATATTTTAGAAGAAATGCGTAACAAAGAACTATGGCAGTGGTTCTTTATCGCATTATTAGCAATCTTGAGTGTTTTAATTTGTCTAGGAGTATGAAGTTGAGAAAGAAAAAAGAACCAACCCGTTTACTAAATTTCAAAGCCAATAAGGAAATTGAAAAAAAGCTTTGGAAGCTAGCCAAAACGCACTGCGATGGAAACTTGTCTAAATGGATTCGCGTTGCGGCGTTAAATTACAGACCCACTCAGGTAAAAGAAGCTAGAGTAGCTTAACTTTTACTTGGGGGTTGGGGATGAAAAAATTTGTTTTGGCTTTAAGTCTATTTTTACTTTTTGCCTGCGGTAAGTCAGTAACCCCCTACACCCCGCCAATTCCGGTACCGCTTAACCCTACCGTAAAAGCCACTGTACTCACCTTTGGTGCGTATAATTGTTCTATCTGTAGCAGAGAACTTCCCGATCTCGACGCCTATTTTGAACAGAATTTAAGGCAAGAAGCGGGGATGTATGAAGTAATTACTTATGTTGTAGATGCCCGGTCTCAAGATTCGGCTGACAATTATGGGGAAAAGCTAGGGCTTAGTTTTAAGATGTTTCCTGATTTTAGATGCCGAGAATACGGGAAATATTTTCAAGGGGCATGCATGGTCCCCGCAACGGTCTTACTGGATAAAGACGGTAATGTCGTAAAAAATTTTGGTAAGGGAACTCCTAATTTTCAAGATTTGACAGCTTTGATTAAGAAAACAATACTTAAATAGTTGCTTAATCATAAAGTTCAATATGCCTTTGCAATAAAGCCCTGTTTGGGAGTAATGACCTAAATAGGGCTTTTTGTTTAAAGTATAGACACCTTCTTTACCCGGTCTTTACCTGATTTCAGCTACTTATCTTCCGGTCTACTCATTGCAATAGTAAATAAACGTAACCGAAAGCAGTTTTCGGTTGAAAAGTAAGGAGTATTTATGGAATTAAGAGCGCTCATTGATTTAGTGCTTTGGCCGTTTGGGTTGTATGGGATTTACACTTTCGTTAAGGAGTATTTGAAATGGCGAAAGAAATGAGAAAAATCCAATACGTAGATCGAAAAGGTTTTGTAGAACAACGCTATGAGAGTTTTAAGAGAAAAAAGGCTTTCTTTGAGAAGCATCAATTAACTTCCTACGTCCATCTAACCGATTTGGATAAGACTTATCCCGAATTTGGAAAACCTATGAAAGAAGTAGTTCTTTGCGATAGGTGCAATCAAGATATTTTAGATGAGAAATTCCCTATGGTAGAAAAAGAACTTGTTTACCATCCCAAGTGTAAAGGTGATAACAACGTAACGGCTTTATTTAGGTAGTTTTCTTGTTGCCACAAGAAAAATCACCGGGCGGCGGTTCTCCTTTGTATTTTCCGGGTAAAAAATCCGCCGCCCTAGGTTTTAAAAATGATAATAGAAAGACCATTTAAGTTTAATCCGTTTAAGGCGGTAATTTATCAAAAGGATGGTTGGATCGTAAAACCTGCCTTTGTTTTTATCGATATGAGAGAAACGCCAAATGAAATTATTTTTTTAATAGACACACAAGGCGGTGAGTTTTCGGTTTCTAAAAACTTAATTGAAAGTATAAAAATAATAAACACCTGGCCATAATGTTTAGTGATGATGACATCTATATCCTTGTAGGACTTTTAGTTCTTTCCCTTCTTGCTTTATGGGTTTCATTGATTAGGGGGTCTTAGATGATTTGGCTATTAATAGTAACCGCGATTGCTAATTCCCAAGCACCCTATCAAGGCAAGAATTTCCCTTTAATGAAATTCGAAACAACCAAACCGGCAAATAACTTTCTTGGCTATACAAATACTGAATACAAATATCTGATAATTTACGATTCAAAAGGTAAAGAACATAAGTTTGATATGAAAGCCGTTCAAGATGCGGCGTATGCAGAATTAAAACGATTAGGGATTAAAGAAGAATAGATGGAAAAACAAAAGTTTGAAATAAAACCAATTCAAGACACTTCTTTATTATCTGACTTTATTGGTTGGGTTGTATTCGCTTTGATTATTTTTAATACCTTAGGATTTATTGCCGGTCTCGTTAATGGCGCGACACATACGCCCGGCTTCGGACCCAGGTGTGGAAAAACTCCGCGGCGAATTCATTATGTAGTGCCTGCTTATCTTTTTGGGTGTTGGCTTACCGAAGAAATATGAAACAGTGAATGATGCCGTTTAAGGTTACTATTTTCTTTAAAGATGGAACTAAAGATAAATTAAAAGACGTCTTTACCACACTTGAAACCACTCAGTTTCATTTGATTCTTATCGACATAGACGGAAAGCAAGTATGCTATGCGATAGAGGATATTCGTGACTACTACATTGAGAATACCTGGCCGTAACTGCTTTTACTTTCCGCTATTTGACTAATTAGTTATACTCGTTAAGAGATTATTAAGAGAGTTTGGGGGGATCTCTTTAATGCCAGTCACGCCAAAACAAATCGCTAACTTAAAACCTGCTAAAAAGGGAGAAGTTAGAAACCCCTTAGGCGGTAAAACCCACAATTCTTTAGAGGTAAAACTAAAACGTCTTACCAACGAAGAACTAGCCGAGATTGGTGGGATACTCCTTCGTGGCGATGTCGAAGGTTTACGAAAAATGTCCAAAGCGCAAAAAGGTGTTCCGGTTATAAAAGCCTGGACGGCTAAGATAATTATCACGTCTTACGACAAAGGCGATCACGGCCCTTGGGAAACAGTTCTTAACCGTTTCGCAGGAAGAATTCCCCAACCCATACAACATACAGGTGCTAATGGCGGGCCTATGACCTTTGCGCAATATGCTCAACTCTCATCGGAAAATCCAAAAACCAAAGAAGTAGTTGAAGTAAAATCCGATGGGGATTGAGTTCTTTCAGAATAACCCGATTGAGCATGTAAAAAGAATTCAAGGCGTAACTACACTTGAAAAATATCAAGCCGATATTCTAGACGCGATTCGCGATAACGAAAGAACTTCTGTCGCAGCGTGCCACAATATGGGAAAAACTTGGGTAGCGGCTAAAACCGTTACTTGGTTTCTAACCTCTTATCCACGCTCTAAAGTCATTACGACGGCACCGACCCTTAATCAGGTAAAACGCCTTCTTTGGGCAGAAATTCATGCAGGCTTTACTAAAGCGCCCGTTCCTTTAGGCGGCGAGCTTAAATTAACTGAATGGAAAATAGCGGCCGATTGGTTCGCTATAGGTTTTACGTCAAAGCCCGGCGAAGGTGGTGGGGATGGTACAGGCGGGCAAGGTATATCCTCTTCATTTCAAGGTTTTCATGCGCCTAAGATTTTAATCGTATTTGATGAAGCAACGGGTATTTCTAAAGCGATTTGGGATCAAGTAGAAGGCATGCTAACTTCTGGCTTTGTTAGGTTTCTTGCAATAGGAAACCCAACCTCTAAAGCGTGTGAATTTTACCGAACCTTTCAGTCTTTTTCTTTTAAAAAGATTTACATATCTTGTTTTGAATCACCAAACCTAATAGCGAATGGCCTTACAGATATTCAATCTCTAGTAAGAGAACGTGATTACTTATTATCTTTAAACGATGAAGACAGAGAAAAAAGATTAGCCTCTTATAAAATCGTTTCAGAATTTCTTTTATCTACTAGATGGGTGATGGGTAGAGCGATTGATTGGGGAATAGATCACCCGCTTTTTATCTCAAAAGTATTAGGCCGTTTTCCTGATGAGGATGATAACGCCTTATTCCATCTAGGATCGGTTGAAGAAGCGCAGCGACGTGAAGGGGTAAAGACTGGTTTTATTGCAATAGGAGTAGACGTTGCACGCTATGGGATAGATAAAACAGTTATTACGATAATGGATGGAACTAATGTCAGATATCCGAAAGTTCTTATGAGAAAAGATTCATCGGAAATAGCAGGTGAGATAATTCAAATGGTGAATACATCCTCAACGGCTAAGACGCATGGATGTACGATTGCAGTAGACGAAACGGGTGTAGGAGCGGGGGTAGTTGATAGACTTAGAGATTATAAAAACGAGAATAAGTCTTGGGCTAAAGTTAATGTTCTGCCTGTCAATTTTGGTGCTGGTTTTGACAAAGAACCGGATCACCTACGCGATCAAAAGAAAAAGAAATACGTAAATCGAAAAGCAGAAATCTTTTTAGCCTTATCTTCTGCGGTAAAGACCGTTTTAAGTTTGCCAGAAGAAAATATCTATTTAGAAGAATTGCCGACTATTATCTATAAGCTTAACGCTAAGGGCCAATACGTTATTGAATCAAAGGACGATTACAAAAAACGTACAGGGCGTGGAAGTCCAGACCACGCCGATAGTCTTGCGCTCGCAAATCATGCCCGCTTAAGCCAGAATAGTTTTTCCACGCCTATTGATTTAGACTTGGATATTAGGCCCGCGGCCGGCAATATACGTAGCGAAGTTCCATGGTGATTTTGGGGGAAGCTAAATGCTTGAAAAATTTAAGAAGATTTTCCGTTTTGACGATAAAGTCCTACCACCGGCTTCAACCTCTATGGACGGGCCCAGGCTTCCTAAAGAAGTAAAAGAAATCAGAGTTATCGAAGGAATTGCCCGCGGGTCTTCTGGAACTGCAATTTATAGCGGCTATTTCGACGAAGAATATCTGCATACGCTTAAAGGAAAAGACGCGGCCGATATTTGGGATAAAATGCGTCGAAGTGACGCGCGCGTGAAAATGTGTCTTTCCGCCGTTAAAAATCCTATTAAAGGAGCGTGCTGGGAAGTGCAGTGCGAAGAAGAATCCGAAGAAACTAAAAAGCACTCAGAGTTTATTAAACACGTCCTTTTTTGTGATCTTGATAAGCCTTGGAAAGAAAAGGTCGGTGAGTTTCTAACCTTTCTAGATTTTGGTTATTCCTTATTCGAAATAGTCCACAAAGTGGTGGAAAACGATCCCAAATGGGGAACTTATAACGGTATCGCCCAATTAGGTTTTAGATCTCAACGCACTATCGATACGTGGATTCTTGATAAGAACGGAAAGCTTCTTGGTGTAAACCAACTCGCTTATGGGGATTTAGAACGCCAAATTCTTCTAGAAGGTCAAAACCTTTTAGTCTTTTCGCTAGAAAAAGAAGGCGATAACTACGAAGGCGTTTCAGGATTACGTGCTTGCTACGGCGCTTGGTATAGAAAACAGCTTTATCTAAAACTTATGGGTATCGGTATTGAGCGAAACGCGGTGCCTACTCCTAAGGTTGAATACCCGGAAGAAAAAGCCAGTTCCGCCGCGCATGAAGCTCTTAAAGATCATCTAGCGGCCCTTACTTCCCACCAAAAAAACTACATCATGTACCCCTCGGGCTATAAGGTCGACTTTGCCCAGAATGAATTTACGACTGACGAAGTAAAAGGGGCTATCCAGTTTGAAAACGAGGAAATGACCTACGCTTTTTTGGCCAATTTCCTTCTTCTAGGAACAGGGCAGAATAGCGGTGGAAGCTACGCGCTTTCCATGGATCTTTCCGATTTCTTTCTAGGTGGTGTCGAGCACCTAGCAGATCTTATCTGCGAAGGGGTTAATAAGCATATTATCCCAAGCTTGATTAAGATGAATTTCGGTCCGCAAGCCGTATACCCCAAGCTTAGAGTTACCGGCATTTCCGATAAAGCGGGTAAAGAATTCGGCGAGCTTCTAAAGATGCTTGTAGATGGGAAGATTATTATTCCCGATGATGTTCTAGAAGCGAATATCCGAAAACGCCTAGGGCTTCCCGAAAAGTCCGAAGAAGGGCAGCGCGAAACAGTTAACCCTTTAAATCCAACCAATGGTGGGGATGAAGATGATTTATCGGAAGACGATAAAATGTCTAAAAAAGACAAAATGCCTGAAGATGATGAACAGGACGATGAGAAGTCCGAAGAGAAGATGAAGAAAAAGCTTTCTGAAATGAATCGAAGTCTTTATGGCGGATAAAAAGCGTTTACCTAAAAAACTTATTGTTGATTCTAAAGACAGGCTTATTCCTGTCATGCGCGAACAATTGCAATTGATTGGGGATAAACTAGTAGAAGACCTAATGCGCGCGTATAGAAACGCGACACCTTCTCAGAAAGTAAACGCGTACAAAAACGTATCGGCAAAGGGTACGGGCCAATACGTTGCGAACCTAAGAGACGCTTTAGCCGAAGTATCCGCGCGTGCGTTAAAGCAGGCTAGAAGTGAAGTTCCTAAGGCTAAAAAAGTAGAATTTGCAGAAAACACGTTTGATTCACTTCCTAAATCAATTCAGAAAAAACTCAAAGTCATTGCCCAACTAACCGGGCAAGCGCAGGTAGATGCTCTTTTAAAAGCCACGTTTTTCGCCTTTTCGCATAACGTCGATAATTCTTCAGGAAGTGAAAGCATCTTAGAAGCCGAAATTCAAAAAGCCGCTGATAATGTAGTAGAAGGTGCGGCTATAGAGGTAGGAGCTACCAATGCCGTATCATCCGCCGTTAATGAAACAAGGAATGCTTTCTTCTTTGAAGACGATGTTTTGGATGAAGTCGAATCGTTTACTTTTACTAACGGCGATCCGGTTAGTGAAATATGTCAGGATCTCGCAGGAAGAGTTTTCGATAAGAACGATCCTGAGGCAGAACAATATTTTCCGCCGCTTCATCATAATTGCAAAAGCTACCTAGTTCCCAACCTTAAAGGATCTAACAAGAAAGTAGACCCGCGCGGTCTTACTCCAAGTAGCGAGAAAGCGGCCGCGTCAATTAAGTTCGAAGAAAAGAATTGTGGCGTAAAATAGATTTACCGATACAATTAAAATTTGACAGGTGAAATGAATCACCGTCACAATCCAAAACTCTAATGCACTACAAACTAAACCCAATCGAGATAGTACTCTCCGAGGGTAGTGGTGTACCTGCCCAAGTGCAGATCATTCGCACTGGAAAATTCTCTCATCCCTTTTACGGTCCGTTTGAAATTACGGCCGAAATGCTTCTTAGTTTTAAAAAGAATTTTGACAATAAAGTAAGAAAAGTTGATTGCGCGATTGATTTCTCCCATAATAGTGGTGCCGAAGCGGCGGGTTGGATCAGGGATCTTCTACTTCTTAATGAAGGAACAGAACTTCACGCGATTGTCGACTGGACGCCTGCGGCAAAAGAAAAATTAGCAGGTAAAGAATTCCGCTATCTATCGGCAGACTTCACAGAGGATTATGTCGATAACGAAACGGGAAAAAGTTACGGGCCTACTCTTTTTGGTGCGGGGTTAACAAATCGACCCTTCGTTAAAGGGATGAAACCCACAATCGAACTTCAAGAGATTCAAGGAGACATCAGTATGACGCTTCAAGAAGCCCAATTAGAAATTAAAAAGCTTTCGGAAGAAAAAACCAAGCTCGAAGGGGATAACAAAGTCCTCGGCGAAAAAGTCACCACCTTAGAAGGTGAAGTGAAAACGATGAAAGAAGAAAAAGCTCTTTCTGAAAAGAAAGCCGCTTTTGCAAAGCTTCTTTCCGAAGGCAAAGCCTGCGCTGCGCAAGAAGAAGCCTACCTAGCCGGCGATTTAGTTAAGTTTGCAGAATTAACCACCAAACCCAACCTCGAAGGCAAAGGCCATGGTGGGGAAGGTGAAGAAGGCGAAGGCAAGAAAGATGAAGAAAAAGGCAGCGCCATGAATCAGATCTTGGCCTTAGCCGAAACGCTTGTGAAGGAAAAGAAAGCTCCTAAAATGGAACAAGCGGTAAAGATGGTTTTGGCTGACGAAGCCAATAAGGAACTCGCTGATAAGTACGCGATTGAATCGGTCGGCGGCGTTCAAGAGTAATTTTTTAAACTTTAACGGGGGAACTAAAACATGGCTTCTTACTTTCAACCAAACATTCAGAATTTCAAATCGGATGATGCAGCTATCTCTGTAGGGATGGCTGTAAAGATCGGTTCGGATCGCGAACACGTCACCAAAGGTGCCGCGGTTGGTGATGATTGCATTGGTATTGCGCAGAGCGCTGTTAGCGCTGCCGAACAAAAAATTGAAGTCGCTCTTTTGGGCGGCGGGGCAAAAGGTCTTGCCCAAACCACTGTAAACAAAGGTAATCTTCTTTGTTCTCATACGGATGGAAAATTGAAACCCGTTTCGGCTTCCGGTGATCGCTACGTAGCGGTTGCGTTGGAAGATGCCGTTGCAGGCGATCTTTTCTCTGTGATGGTGTGTGTCGGTCAAGCGGTCGGCGCTGACTGATAATTAAAGGGTTGGGGAATTTTTAAAACTTAAACTTTTGGGGGAACTAAAATGCCAGCACAACAAACAGCTATTGTAGACAAGCTACTCACGACTGTGAGTAACGGTCTTTTTCAAGATGATTCCGCATATATTTGCGAGCGTCTATTTCCGACACTCGAAGTCGCACAGACTACGGGTAAGCTCGGTAAATATGGCAATAACCACTTGCGTATCGAAAGCTCTTTGATGGGTGGACGTGGCGCTGCAAAGCGCGTTGAACCTATCACTCGCGATTCGGATTCTTACTCTCTGAACCACCACGGTTTGGAAGGGTTAGTAACCGAAGAAGATATGGTTAACGTTGAACAACCGTTCGACGCTGAATCTGACGAAGTAAAGGGCCTAACTTCTTTGATGATGAGCTTCAAAGAATACACAATGGCCGCTTCGTTAACTTCGACTAGCGTTATTTCTACCAATAACGACACGCTAGCCGGTTCGGAACAGTTCAATAACTATGAAACATCCGATCCGCTCGGTGTTGCTAAGGCGGCTAAGGAAGGTATCTATAATGCTACCGGAATGATCGCCAACACGTTGGTGTTACCCTGGAAGGTGTACAACACCCTTCAGTATCATCCGCAGATTCTAAGCCAATTAGGATTCGCTGCTAACCGTGCCGGGCTTCTTTCTCCTGAAGAAATTGCCCGCGCATTCGGAATGCAAAGAGTTCTCGTCCCCAGCGCTGTTTATAACAGCGTTAAAGAAGGGCAGACCGATTCTCTGTCGGCTATCTGGGGTAAGGATATGTTGTTCGCGCATATCCCTTCGAGCGCAGCGCCTTATCAGAAATCGCTCGGTTACTACGTGCGATTACGCGGCGTAGGAAGCCGTCGGGTATACAAATATCCGATGAACAATCCGCCTAATTCCAAAGGTATTTTGGTGGATGAGTACTTCCAGTTCTTAGTCGCTGATCAAAAATGCGGCTACCTGGTTAAAGCTGCAATCGCGTAAGTAATTATTAGATGGGAAATCCTTTAGGCGGGTTTATGGGTTAAACCCGAAACCCGCCTAAATTTTTATAAAGGAATATAAAATGAAAAAGTTTCTTCTAATCGCCCTGGTTACAGTAACCGGGTTTGGTGCCGTAGAGCGCCGAAGTCTTGATATTAAGTTACCCACTCAACAAGTTTTAGAACGTCAGGTGATTGCTTCTCCTGGGGCGTCCACCACTACGACGGTTCTATCAAGCGTTCAAGGGCCTTCAAGCGCTGCCGCGACTTCGGTCAGTAGCTTCTCGGGTCAACCTGATGTCCCACGCGCGTTAGTCGTAACTCGCGGCGGAACAACCGGGCCGGGACTTGTGGCTTGCACAGTCACCATCACCGGAACCGATATTAACAGCGATTCTATCTCTGAAGACGTTGTATTAGCTTCTGGGCAATCCGCTCAAGAAGGTTACAAAGCCTTTAAGACGGTTACGAATGTTGCTTGGGCCGCTAGCTGCGAACAAGGTAACTACAGCACCACTTGGAGTGTTGGACGCACTAACCGCTTGGGGCTTAAAAAGTGTATGCGCAACGCAGGGAATTTCTTCCAGGCTACTTACAATGATGCCTTTGAAGCAACACGGCCTTCAGTCCGCGCCGCTTCAAGCGTCGTCTCTAGCAACACCATTTGGCTTAGCACAGTACTTGGTGGGCAAGACGTTGAAGCGTTTTTCGCACAGAATTTCCTTTGCCGGCCCTAATTAAGGCACGGTAAAGAAGTAGTATGAAATACGTAGCGAAAGTAAATTTCCGAGCTAGTAAAGAGCTTAGGTTTAAAGCGGGAGAATGCGTTAGCGCAGACAGTGAAACGATTAAGATGCTCCTAGAGGGTGACTTAATCGAAGTAGTGGACGGCGATGGTCCCACTGAAAGCGCTAACACCACTCTAGAAGAAGCCCAAGAATCTCTAGAAGAAGCCCGAGAACAACAAGCTCCTAAAAAGCGCGGACGTCCTAAAAAGGGCTAAACTAAAATGGCTTATTGTACCTCTTCGGATGTTCAGGCCGAGTTTAAAGCACTCGAATGGAACAGTACTGCCATTACGTCGGCTAAAGTAACTGAGTTTATTGTTCAAGCCGACGCCTTTATTAACGCTAAGCTCGGAAAGCGTTACGTAACCCCCATTACTGGAACAGAATCCCTTTCTATCGTTAAGATGATCTCTATCTACTTGGTAGCCGATAGAGTTAAAAAGATTCTTTACACACTCACGGGTAATCAAACCACCGATCAGATTTCGGAACGTAGAAAGTCTATGACCGAAATGGCGCTAGCCATGATCGATGATATTCTTGCGGGCGATATGGATTTACCCGACGCGACGCTTCGCGATTCAAGTGGTGGGGTATCTTCCTACACTTACGAAAACGATTTCGAACACACTCTTAGCCGTGACGAAGTTCAGTGGTAAGCTAAGCTCTATATGGCGGCCGAAATCGGCATTGAAATAGAGCTTTTAAATAAGCAAAGACTTATCGCGGGATTAGAACGCGCTAAGCGAGCCACAGAAGATTTACGTCTACCCTTAGGCCTTATTCGGGCTGATTTTTATAAGAGTGAAAAATCAATCTTTAGGCTTAAAAGTCCAGGCCAATACGACGATCTAAATGCGGAATATAAAAAAGCTAAAGCCCGAGAAGTGGGATTCGTTTATCCTATTCTTAAACGAACTGGGCGCTTGGAAGAATCTGTTACAAGTCCTAGTAGTCCTGATTCAAATAGTTACATTATAAATAAAGACACTTTAGTTATTGAGACTAAAGTTCCTTACGCTATTTACCACCAAGAGGGGACTTCTAAGATGCCAAGACGTCCGTTCTTTATCATAGGGCCTGAATCACCAAAGCATGCGACAAGCGAAATGCAGGGCCGGTTAGAGCGATGGCTTAATATTTTAAATGACTACGCGATTTTAAAAACCCAACAAGAATTGGAACAGACTGAAATAGAGGGTTAGGTGTGTATCTAGGGCCTTCTAATATTAGATGGGTAGCAGAAATAGTTTACGATGCTATCTGTCAATTTGAGACGCAGATAAATGAAGTTCACGCAGGTTATCCTAGAAAGATTAGAATATACGAGGACTGCGTCACCTTTATAGTTAATAGAGCGCATCAAGGAATTTATACATCGCCAAAGGATCTACACAATGAATGGTGTCGACTTAAAAAAGATGATGGATGGCGATATAGTAGTGGAAAAAGCTTCCCTGAAAAAGAAGATCCATATTTGGTGGAATGGGACGATCTTACTGATAAAAAGAAACTTAAAGCTACTCTTTTCTTAAATATAGTGAGAACATTTTTACCCGGAAATGGCTAATCGTTACGACATTGAAGCTTTTTGCGATAACGTAGGCGCTTTTCTACAAGCCAATATAAATTCTAAAATTACCTCTATTAATACTGAAAAAAACGATTCTTTTACACTCACCCAAATTGATTCAGGAGCTATTTTCTTTCAGACTTTAGGTGACGAAGTAGCTAATTATAATCCTTTTATTCTTTACGGCATTGCCGATATGCCCGCTGAAAATGCCTATAGTGAAATAGGCGTAATAGTGCGTTTGCAGGTATGCGTCATTCTTGCGGATGCACAAAACGCTACTGAAACTATTAGAAAGCTTTTGCGGTATCAAAGAGCTTTGATAGAATTATTTACATCAAACTATTCTGATGTAGGCGTCATCGGGAAGGTAAAAGTCTCGGGCCTTATGCCCGTGGATATTAAACTTTTGAACCGTTCGTCCTACGATAAAGTTATTGGAATAGAACTAGAGGCGGCAATAGCATGAGTAAAAAAGCTCAAAAAGAAGAAAAGCTAGAATCTAAAAACGCCCACGCAGATTGCGATAAAGCGAAAAAAGATTTTGAGATTCACCACAATGATTATCACTTGGTTATTAAAAGCGGCGATGATCTGTGTGAAGTCCCGGAAATGTATTTGCAGAATTTAAAAACCGAAGGGGTTTTGTAACCTTCTTTAGAAAAGGAAAATAAAAATGGCGCTTTCTCAACCTAGGCAAATTTTTGGCGTTCATAGCGTTTCTCCCTATAGCCGAACAACGGGCGTTCCCTACGGCATTTTGAAAGTACTTGGTGGGTCAAGTCTTTCGATTGAAGGCGAGCTTGTCGAATCCATGGGTGGATCGAATAAGTATCCTTGGGCCGTTGAATCCGGTTCCAACAAAGTTGAATTAAACGTTAAGATTAAAGAATACCCCGATTTCGTTTTCGAACTTTTCCTTGGAAAAGCTCCGACTTCGAACGGCGCTGAAACAAGCGGTAACGTTTCTACTCTTACCAACAAATACGGAACACTTGTTCAAGCTTCCACCGGTATCGCATCCGTTTCGGTTATTGCTTCTACCGGGCCTGCAAATCTGAAGTTTGGTAAATATTTGGTGCGCGCAGTTAGCTCCACCACTGTAGATATTTACTGTTTATCGGATATCGATTTCCTACGCGGAACCGATGGCAGCTATTCTACTGACGGTCTTAAGATTGCGGCCGCTCAAACTATTTCTTCGGGCGCTGACACCAATATCTCGACTTACGGTTTTAAATTAACCGGCGGTTCGGGAACTATCGGTTTAACTACCGGCGATACGGCGACTTTCGAAGTTCGCCCGATTGCGACAGCTAGCATCGGCGCTTCCATTGGCGTTGCCGGCGATGTTAATCCAGAATTTGGTGCGGTAGTCATGGCGCAAAAACGCGCTACCGGCGAAATGTTCGAAATGGATTTAGTCCGATGCTTAGGATCGGGAATGGCCATCCCTCTTGAAGAGTTCAAATGGTCTGAAACCGAACTTAAGATCATGGGCTTCTATGATAGCTCGCTAGATAAAGTGATGACCATTCGTCAGGTCAATCCTTCTAGCGTGGCATAAGTTTTAGCCGGTCCGCGAAGACAGGCTGAAAAGTTAGTGTCTCTAGGTGCCCCTCGCGGACCCAATCCGCGGGGGGTTTTTATTTTAAGGCTATAACCTTATTTTCGTTTTGGCTTATCTAAGAATCTTCCGGGACATTCTAAAGCGGCATAAGTAACCCAACGCGTTACATTTCCTTTCGCATATATTCCCGCGCGCACGCGTATCTTATTTAGATCCTTTTCGGTGAATCGGAACTCCGCTCTTTTAACTTTACTAGGCTTCATTGTACGTACAAATTACTAAAAACTATTCTAACAAGTCACTAAGGAATTCCTTGGGGATGTAAATGGGAGTAACCTAGTCATATGGAATTAGAACAGATTAAACCAGAAATGGGGTCTTTTGGTTTAGAAGCCTTTCCTGGAATACAGTTTCATCTTAGAAAGATTTCTCTAAACGATAAAATTTGGGCGAAACAAACTTTCGGCAAATCAATCGAAGAAGTTTTAAATAAAACCAAAGAAGAAATCGAAGGAAACTACGAAGAGTTTTTAAATTCTTATTCAAGAATTGCCTATCATCTTATTCAAGAAGATCAAAAAGTTGTTTTTGTAAGTAGAGAAGTCCCCACCATTGATGAAAATGGTATTGAGGGAAAAATCAAAATTGGTGGGGTAAAACTCTTTCAAGCATGCGTGCAGGGGATTGAAGAACAATTAGCGGTTATGCGCGCGGTTGGAAAAACCCTAATGGCTTCTAATGTTCTACCAGAAGAAGAAAAAAAAATTCTGGAAAACCCAGTAGCACAGAAAGTCAGCGCCTAGATTGGGCAATTATTTTTGACAGGCTTAGTTACGAGTATGGTTACTCGGATGAATATATACTAAGCCTTAGCTACAGAGAGATTGATTGGAAGCTTAAGGCGATTTTTAAAAGACAAGAAAAAGACGTATCAGTTCAAGCCGCAATGCATGGGATAAAGATCCCGACAAGTAGTAGCGGCCCGAGTGAACCCGCAGTAGCAGTAACTCCAGAAATGGAAGAAACGATAGCTAAACACCTGAAAAGGACTTTTGAAGAAAAGCAAATGCGGATGAAACAAAATGGCCGATAATCTAATTATAAAAATTGGTGGGTCTGTAAAAGGATACACCGATGCGCTTAAAGAAGCTCAAGAAAAAACCGAAGATCTCGGTAATGTTGTAGACGAAGTCGGTAAAGTCGCGGCTCTTGCATTTGCGGCTACTTCAACGGCTATAGGTCTTGCGGTAAATGAATTTGCCGAAGCTGAAAAAGTAGCAAACCGCACTAATAATATTATCCAAGCAACGGGCGGGATAGCCGGTGTTACGGCTAAAGAAGTTAGCGAGCTTGCAGCATCGCTTCAAAAAACTACGACTTTTTCAGATGAAGCGGTTCAGTCGGCCGAAAATATTCTTCTTACCTTTACCAATATCGGTAAAAACGTATTTCCGCAGGCGACTAAATCTACATTAGATCTCGCTACTCGGTTAGGAGTAGACGCTTCTTCCGCCGCTGAAACTTTAGGAAAAGCACTACAAGATCCTGAACAGGGTTTATCTCGCCTTACGCGCGCGGGCATCGTTTTTACCGATGCGCAAAAAGCACAGATTAAAGCGTTCCAAGATAATAATGATATCGCAAGCGCCCAAAAAGTTATCATGGATCAATTAGCGGGCACCATTGGTGGGCTTGCTACCGGCGAAGTGAATTCACTTTCTGGTTCGATGGCGCAAGCTAGGAATGCCATATCAGATGCCGCTGAAATTATTGGAGCGCAATTTGCCCCTTTTGCGAAAAAAGCGGCTGACGTTATTCGTGATCTTGCTAACGCTTTTAAAGAAAATGAACAGACGGTAAAGGCATTAGCTGCCGGACTTGCCGTAATCGCCGCAGCATCAGGAGTGACCGTTGTAATAGTTGGAATTACTAAAGCGGTAATAGCTTTAGAAGCTGCACTTGCAGCGGGTAGTATTGCTTTAAGTACTATAGTTCCGGTATTTGCGGCCGTTGCAGCTATTACGACATTAGCGGCCGCAGCGTGGAAAACCTATACGGATGAACAGAAAAAATCGGAAGATGCTACTAAGAATTTCGTAAACGCTTCTATGGAAGCGGAACAATTTGCAATCAAGAAATATCAACGTGAAAGACAAGCGGAAATAGAAGAAGAAAATGCGAAAAAAGCGCATTTATTAAAAGTTCAATCAGAAGAAATAGCGGCCAACAATGCCCGTCGCGAGCACGCCGAAGAAGCTCACAATCTAACGATGCTATCTCTTCAAGGGTTTAATCAAGAATATATCAATCAGATGAAAGCGCTAAATGATCTAGAGCTTGCAATGGCGCTTGAAAAAAGTCCTCAAAAGATTGCCATTATGCGCGAACAGTACGCCGTGATGAAGCAAGACTTTGTCGATTATACAACTGAAATGATGATCGCTCGCGAAGAAGTCGATAAGATTATTGATACTAAGGTTGACGAAAAAAATCAGGAGTTAATCTCTAAAGATCAAAAGCTATATAATACGCTCTTAGCCGATGCCTCTAAGTATCAACTTACTGAAAAAACAGCTAAGGAAAAATTCCTACAAGAAGAAATTCGTAAAGAAGTTGAATCGAATAATCTAAGACTTATGGAAGCCCAGAAGTATGGAAAAGCCTACGCTGAGTTCCAATACGCTCTACGTTCTACCGAAGTAGGTCAAAGCGCTACGTTTTTTAGCACCATGCAGAATATGACTACGTCGCATAACTCTATTCTAAAAGGAATAGGAAAAGCGGCGGCGCTAACTAAAATCGGTATTGATACCGCAACGGCCGCAATGCAAGCCTACGGCGCTTTCCCCATACCTTTTATCGGCCCAGCCCTTGGTGCTGCGGCCGCCGCGGCTATTATTGCTTTTGGTGCAGAACAAGCCGGGCGAGTTATGGCGGCCGCGGACGGCGGACTTCTAACCGGCGGACGATACGGGGTAGACAGTATACCTATGTTAGGTATGCCGGGAGAACTCGTAGTTCCCACCAAGAATTTTGAAGAAGTTATAAACGCTATGGTTTCTCAAAGAACGGGTCAACCGGCCCAAGCTGTTACGGGCGGAGATTCTTCTGGGGGCGGTACAGTTCGCGTAATGATCGAGCTTAACGAAGACGCAAGTCAGATAATCACGGCACGTCAGATTGAGGACGAAAGTTTAGGAATTTCGAGGGTATCGTAATGGCTGTTACGGGCGGGATAAAATTTTTCGAACAGAATAAAGCCTTAGTTAAACTCGGGGCTACAGTCGAAGTAACTTCGGGCGATATGGTAGCCGAATACATGCTAGACACTAATCCCATTACCGCTTGGAATAGTGTCGGTAGTAGTGATGCAGTAACTGAAACTATTATTATTCGTTTCGGATACGAACGCGATATTGATCGCCTTTTATTGGTGGATCATAATTTCGAACAGTTTACGGCAAGCTACTGGAATGGAAGCGGTTGGACTAATTTTGCAAGTGTTAGAGATATTAACGGTAATTCTTCTTTAGGGATAACTGAAATCTCAAATACCAAAACGGTTAATTATTATGAATTTGATCAAGTAACCACGACGGCTATTCGAATTCAGGTAGTCACCACTCTTGTAACGAATGATGAAAAATATATCTTCCAGGTGATTGCGACTAAAGAACTAGGAACGCTCCAAGGTTATCCGATCATAAGTAACATCAAACATTCTAGAAGCTCTCAGGTAACCGAAATGCTTTCTGGAAAAAGTAATATTATTAAAAGCTACGAATCTTTTTCTTGCAAACTTCAGTTTAAAAACTACCCGGCATCTTTAGATGACGATATTGACTTAATTTATACTCTTTTTGATTCTATCGACCCCTTCATTATGTGGCTTTGCGGTGGGAAATATGGCTCTACCCGTTTTGCCAATACGTTGCGTGGCTTTAGATTAAAAGATTTATACCAATGTCAAACTAGAGGGGAATTACCGGTTTCGTATTATAAAAATATTTATACAGCCCCGGTTAACCTAGAAGTCAGTATTGATGAAGTTGTATGAGCATTCGAGAACCTTATAGCGGTACCCAATACCGCGTTTATATCACACCAAGGGTTAATGCGGACGATTACGGCGATGAAGTCGAGGTTACTGACCGCGTAGAATTAAAGGGGCTCGGCACCATTAAGAAAACCCTAGATGGTGGAGATTACGACATCGGGGCTTTTACTTATTCTGATGTTTCAATGTCTTGTCAGAATGAAGACGGTTTTTTTAATACCGAAATAGATTCTAGAAGTATGTTCCCTTACTCAAGGGATCTTGCAAAAGTTCGGGTTATTTTTAACCGAAGCGTAGATGAACAAACTATTACTTATCGCGGAATTATTAACGATGAAGGAACTAGAGTTTTAGTTAAGGAAGACAAAATAGTTTTTAAAGTTCTATCTAGGGATTCGGTAATAAGAAAAGCTCAGATAATCGACGGCGATGCCTTAACTAGCAGAACCTTTAGAGACGCTATTTATCTTATCCTTAATGACGTGATTATCAGAAAAGTATTAACTCTTTCTTACGACAATATATCGGTAGGGTATGACGGCACGGTAAACGATGGATCTAGTTTAACTGGAAAAAACTGTCGTGATGCTATTAAGGAATTTCTTCTTCTTTCTAATTCAGTAATGAAGATAAATGAAGATGATGAAATTATTGTAACTGGACGCGATGAAACAACTACTGAACCTCTTAAGCTATACGGTCCAGGGAACCTAAAAAACTTAGAGAATATTGCAGATATTCAAAATTATAATACAGGCCTTCATCGTGTTTTTAATTCCGTTAAGATAAATGACACGGTTGTTACTAATGACGCTTCGATTGAAAACTACGGTGCTAGGAAAAAAGAAATTACCGCTGATTACCTAACCAACACAGTTAATATTGAAGATATCGCAAACGCAATTTTAGCCGAATTTGCATATCCAAAACTTGAATTACAGGTAAAAGTAGAAACCTTTATCGCCAAAGATTACGACCTTCTAGATAGAGTTTCTATTGATTATCCGGTTAAGAATTTCCCTACCTCGCAGTTCCTACCTATAGCGGGCGCATTTGTTGCGGGCGATACTGATTACCTAACTCCTATCGTGCGGGGTTCTGTAATCATTGATCCTCGAATTGGTTTTAAGATTATTGAAATAGCCGAAGACACACGTACCTTTATGACTACGTTAAAACTTCGGCAAATTGGCACTACTCTAAATGATGGGTATTTATAAGGGGTTCTAAATGAGTGAAATTGCTTTAACACCTAAAGCGGACGGCCAAGTTGTTAACGATGCTTGGTATAACGATTTTGTAGATGCACTTGGGGAAGATTTTGTTCCAAGAGATTCTGATGGTATCCCAACCGCGGGTAAGAACCTTGGGAATTCTACCTACCCTTGGGGAAGTATTTACGCCGAAAACCTCGTACTTGATGGGGAACTCATTAACCTCGATCAGGTATTAGCCAGAAATCCATTTAAAATTATTTCCGGAAAAGTAAGAAGTACTTCAAACCAACCAGAATTTTTGCGCATTGGAACCGGCGGAACGGCAACGCTTCAAGCTACCACCACTCCTTTTGTTTACGAGGTAAACGGGGAACAAAGAACCATTTCTTCTGATATCGCAATTTCAGGACTTACATTAGCGCCGGGAAGTAACAATACCGCTACGATTAATATGGCTTCGGCGACTACTCAAGAAGCAACGCGCACGTGGGGTGAAAACGAATCGCTTACCGAAGTCACTTCTTTGGTTATGAGTTCAGCCGGAAGTGAGATCACAGCATTGGTGGGAAAAAGAGCGGCATTTATTCATTCTCGCGGTGGTACACTTGAGGGGTTTACCGCTTATGTAAAATCATCTACCGAGCTTTCCGATTGTAGACGCGGGTTTTTCTTTAATACTTCAGGCGCTCCAGTTCCAAGAAATGTTATTAATAATGGCGATAGTTTAATCCTTTTAAAACTTGGATGGTTATTCCTAGATATCGATGGGATTACCGTTGATGTCACTTATAACGAACCGGTGTACGCGGGCAGTCAACCTAGCTCACCAAGTTCAGGCGATTACTGGTATGATTTAGCCAATAGTGCTTGGAAGCGCTATAACGGAACTAGCTACAGTGAAGTGGATAGAATTTTTATCGGGTGGGTAGCTTGTTCTTCTGGTGGGAGTACACATTTCGGACGTTCAGCCGATTTCTATCATGTACCTTCTGATGAATGCACGCTAAACCCTTCTTACCTTTCTATTACGACGGTTCAAAGTAAAACAGTTGACGGGGTTATTAATGTTTTCGGTAATCGTTTTAATTTCGGTCAAACCAAACCACCTATTTGGAATATTGAAAGTCATCTAATTACTAGTACAGGTGATTGCTACACCGCTGCCGAACAAGCTAATAGAACCTATCATCTTTATATCAAAGAAACGGGCGCTTTGGCTGTAGCCGACGTTCATCCATATCGTCGATATGATCTTAGAGGATGGTATCATCCGCATAATCCTTGGCGGTGTATCGGTTCAATCGATAACGTCAGTTCTGATTTTAGTTCCACCACTCTTAAGGGGATGCCGGCTATTAATGTCACTGACTTGAGTATCGATGCTGCAAGACTTGCGGCTAACTCAGTCACCAATGAAAAGATGGCGGATAACTCGGTTGGCACTGCAGAACTGATCGCACTTTCTGTAACGCGTGCAAAACAAGCCGCGGTTACTACAGTTCAGGGTACAGTCGATAGTTATGGTGATACTGGTCCGACTAGCTATACCGATACAGATATCAACGGCACTATAACTACAGTAGGCGGCCGCCCTATTTTAGTAATTATCACGTCAGGAAGTTCATCAAACTCTTTCCAGATGGGTGGGCAAAACAACGCCGCAGGTAACTTTATCGCGGATCTAAAGTTAATTAAGCGGCTAAACGGCGGTGCATGGTCTGATGTAGCGATATGGACAGTCAGTACCGATTCAACTGGAGCGGGGGTTGATATTAAAACAGTCGGGTCTTTAGTGTGGCCTGATCTCTCAGCGGGTGCAGCGGGAACGTTAGAATATAGATTACAAGCTGCTATAAACGCAGATTCAACTTTCGGTATCTCATACGGATCAATGTATTTAATCGAACTGTAATTTGACTATGGGGATTTTCATAGGTTAGCTACACCTATGAAAATCCTAATCTTTACAACGTCTTTACTAAACAGAATAAAAACCTTTTTAGTTACTGACGAAAAAACTTTATTTCTTATCACATTTATAGTCTGCGCTTGGGGATATAAAAACGACTATTGGTTTTCGAAATGGACGGTAACCCTTCTTGCTTGTTCGACTTTATTTTCAGCCCACATTGCTAAGGTTTATAAATCAAAACTCGCGGGATTCTTACTTTGGTGGGTAATGTTAATGGGTCTTTGGGGTTATTCTTGGCAGGATAACTATTACACTTTTTTCTCACGAATAATGCATTGTACTTACAACCTTCCAATTGACCCTAGAGATCTAACTCTATTTCAAACAGTATCGCCTAAAATATTCGAGCTTCAATGGACGATGGCTTATACGTGTATTTCTATTTTATTTTTTGTAATTGCGATGACAGTAATGTCACCTGTCTTTGCGGCTAGACTTCAAAAGATATTTTGTAAATTATCCGTTCTAAGTTCTCTTACAATAATCTTTCAATATTTATTTACTAAAATTCCAGACAATGAATTAGGACTTATGTTTAATCAAACAAGTCTGGAAGGTTGTTTCATCGCGATTATTTATCCCCTATTAATACTCTTACCTTCAGATGAAATTAAAAATACTAAACAAGTTATCCTAACTATAGTTTCGGTAATAGCCCCACCAATTGCTTTACTTATCTTGTGTGCGCAATCGCATGCGTCTCAACCTATTTCTATATGGATAGCGGTTTGCATATTTGCCTTTCTTGCTAAAAAGCCCCGTCTAAAAGTAGGTGAGAAGGAACTAGATATTTCTTTTGGTTCTAGATTAGGGCTTGTTCTTTTAGTGGGGCTCGGGGCTTTTTGTCTCTTACCAGAAATAAACCCGGATTTTATGAATAGTAATGGCCGTTTCCCGATATATAAAATGGCTTATGACTTTTTTATTCAACGCTGGGAGTTCATTACTTTCGGGCTGGGAACCGGATCGTTTTACATGTGGGGGCCAATGCTTCAATTAGATTCTGGCCTTTCGACGCAGCATGGCTTTTCTTGGCTTCATAGCGACATTCTAGAAATCATTTTCGGGACCGGTTTAATTGGTGGGGTATTAGCTTTAGGAGTAGGGATTCAGGCCTTTCTAAGACCTTGGAAAACCCCCTTATATGCTTTTTCAATATCCTTTTTAGGCTATGTTCTGACTATGGTTTTTAACCTTCCAATGCACTATCCCATTTTAGCTTTTCTAGGAATGTTTCTTCTAGCCGTTTGTTTAAGGTGCCAATATCCTACACCCAGTGGGAAATACATTCCAAAAACAGCACCGACCGACACTAACATCAAGACAAAGAGAATTGATGCTAGCCGTCGTAAATGATGACTTAAGAGTTACTCATTACGTACACCAATTGTATTTGCACAGAAGGTCCGAAGAGATTTTTACATGGCTTTACAGAAATAGAATTACCGGGCGAGTGCTATTCGAATTCGTTAAAATAGAATGTAAAGGTTCTTCTTTGCACGCAATGAAGGCTATAATAGCCCGCATAGACAAAGAAAAAGAAACCAAACCTATTTTTAGAAAAGATTTAAGGTAAAATTTAAACTTTGGGGGAAAAATGAAAAAACTCTTCTTAATCCTTTCCACTATCCTAGCTTTGGATCTATTCGCTGCCGTAGGCGTTACCGTAGTCGGCACTGAAATGAAAGATGGAATATCTTATAATATGGGAAGTGGGGGAACTCTTACTACTTCTTTTGATGGCGCTAATGCCACCATTGCTACTGGCATTACTCCTTTTAGCCGACCATGTATCTACAATGGTGGAACCACTTTGATTCAAGGTGCTTTTAGTGACGTCGCCTGCAGTTCTTCGGTTAACTGGCAGTTCTTTATTCCTTCCGGTCAAACGGCTTGTTTGGATGCAGTTAAAGGAAAAACAAAAATTTGCGCACGTTCTTTTTCAGTTAGTTCTACAAGCGGATATCTGCATGTAATGACCTGGTAAGGGTTAATGCCAACATTCGAAATACTATGCAAAGATTGCAAAGCTACACTTATAGCTAGCGATCTTACCCTCGAAGATTACGACAAAGCATGGTGTGCTGAATGCAAAAGTCAGAATTTAGAATTAATTGGATTTAGCCAATCAGATGAACCTGCTTATTATCTTTTAGAAAAAGAAATAGAGAAAATGAGAATAGATTTCGAGGGACGTATAGAAGTACTCGAAGATTTAATTCTGGATCGCTTTGATGATGGCGATCACAAGAATAAAACCAAGAACAAGAATTAAATTAATAAGTGTTTTATTCATTGTGTCATGCAAATTATACGTGCTGATTTGGTTCATAAGTAGAATAATAGGGTGTAGACTTTTTCACAATCTAAGTTCCTATTGGGTTTAAATTTGGGGATCAGATGAAACTATCAAAAATTTTATTGTCATTACTCTTAGCTAACCAACTAGCGCTAGCTTCTTTCGTCGGGGGTGGGAGTAGTTCGAGTAGCTCCTCAAGCGGGATTTCCGCTTCTGGTTCCGTAGTTGATAACGCGGTAACGCGCTGGGATAGTACTTCTGGGACATCTGCCAAAAGCTCTGATGTCTCAATAGGTAATAAAAGTAGCAATAAGGTTATCGTTAATTCCCCCACTGTTTCGGGAACGGCAACGGCCATTGAAGTCGTCGGCGGTGCTTCTTCTACGAATTCAACCAATGGTGGGGCATTAAGACTTGGCGGCGGTGCGCCCGGAACCGGTGGTGAAAAAGGCGCTGTAGTAATTCTAGGAACGTCACATACTTCTGGGAACTATCCTACGCTGATTTCTGAAACCGATGGTGCGGGTTATTTCGGCTATGATCCAACCTCTGCAAGTTATAAAAGATTTTTTGCCGCATACTTTAGCCGTTCAATTATGGCGGGTGATCCTACTGGCTCTAGAGTAGCTTTGGGCCCAAACGTTTCAGATGCCCCGACATCTTTTGTTCAGTTTTTTAGGGCAACTTCAGGTCATGGAATGACCATTCAGAATAACTACCAAAATGCTTTAGGTATCTATACTGAAGGTGGAAGCTGGGCGTTCCAGTTTGGAAGCTACGCGGGCGCGGGCGCTAACTATGGCCGATTCTTTTTAATGAAATCATCCGGCGCTGATATCTATTGGGAAACCGATGGTGCCGGTAATATTGGCGGCAGTACAAGTGCTAATCGCCCAGATAATGTCTACGTAAAGACCGGGGTTTATAAAGGTACATATAGAATGGACCCGCATGAATATGACGCGGGCAATTCTTCTACTGCCATCACCATTAACTGGACTAACGGAAGCGCTCAAAAAGTAACAATGACTGATAACGTTACTTTTACTCTTTCTAATCCTGTAACCGGCGGAACTTATGTTCTAAAGTTAGTTCAAGACGGTACAGGGGGAAGAACCTATACTTGGCCTGGAACCGTATCGTGGTCTGGGGGAACTTCTCCTACTGGTAGCGGAGCTAGTAAAACAGACATAGTGAATCTCTATTGGGATGGCACAAAATATTATGGAAGTTTTTCGCTCAATTACTAAGGTATCCGTTTTAATCGGTTTATTATTTTCTAGCCCGGTTAAAGCCAATTTACTATTTCGATTGTTCCCTATTAAACAGAGCATTAATTACTGTACGAATAATCAAACAGTAACGCCGGGCAATACGTGTGAAGTGTGCGATAATGGAACCGCGGCAGACTGTGCGGATTGCACCGATGGTACAAAAAGCGCCTTTATGGGTGAGTTTGGCCCGCAGTGCGAAACTTGTAATCTAGTCACTTCCTATAACTGCCTTGAATGCGATGTAGGAACTGTGGGGGCAAACCAGTCTTGCGTGTCTTGCGATGTCGGCACGCACTATCAAAGTTGTTTTTCTTGCACCGATTCTACGACTTCCGCAACAGGTTGTGTATCGTGTACGACTGGTGAATCTGCAAGCTGCAATGCGTGCTCTTATGGTGGAAGCGTTAAACGAAATGAAACTTGTCAGGATTGCACTTTAGACGGCGGTAACGCTGTATCTTGTACTGACTGCCCTTCAATGACTTGTAGTTAATAAAAAATACAGGGCGTTAAAAATAATCGCATTAAACCTATGTTAAGATAACTCGTATCGGGGGTTAAATTGAAAATACTTCTATTCATTTTAGGAATTCTATTACCCACCATTGGATATGCTCAAAAGTTTATCCATGAGGATATGCTAAAAGCTATTCAGGAAAACGAACAGAATCTTAAGAAGGGAATTCTTAGAGACGATTTTATTTTTGTCGGCGGGAAAAAAGTCTACACCGGATTTAAACCAACCCAAGAAACCTACTACGGCGCTACTTATTTAGATATTAAAGTCGATCCAAACGTAAAACTTCCTAAGACTTTTGACATGCGAAAGAAATCATACTCGCCGGTTAGAGGGCAGATAAAAGGAAGTTGTTGGGCAGAAGGCGGCGGGTCTGCATTTGAAATGACTCAGAATTACAAAGACGGGAGTAAGACCGTTTACGCTGTACAAGATATCATTGACTGTTCCGGTTACGGAACTGCCGCAGCGGGCGGGCAGCTATCAATGCAGTATGCGACTAAAGCAGGTTTAGCTCACGACAAGGACTACACGTATCACGGTAGAGACGGGTTCTGTAAGAGAAACGTCGCACGTCATAAGCCGTTAAAAAAAGCCCCCTATTTGCGCGGTGCTACTGGCCGGTTTCCTACCCGCACTGAATTAATGTTTACCGTTTACACCTATGGCGCTGTAGAAGTTTGCGGAAGTTCGCGTTCTTTAGGATCAGGTGGGCGCCAAGACGAACCCCGAAGCGGAATGGTGGATCACTGTTATGCCGTAGTAGGTTGGCTTGACGGGGAAGAAATGGGTTGGCTTAAAGGAACCTATTTTATCATTAAAAATTCCTGGGGTGATGGAAGTAATAGTATTTGGAACCTTTCCGACGGTGATTGGGGTGATAAAGGGTATGGGTATTACCGTTTGGCCCGCGAAGGAGAAGAGCTTAAAGGTTCTACTATTACTGAAATTCAAGTCGGCGATACTGGAAGCCCACTAATTCACAGTGATACGTCTTCTTTTGTAATTGAAACCAGTAAAATTACGCAAACAGTAACTATTCTTCCAGGTGCTCCTTTTGGATTAGAAGAACTTAAAAAAGCACTCGAAGAGGATCTAAGGGGGTTAAAATGATTGCTTATATTATTGCCTGCTTATTCATCATAAGCTGTTCTAAAGATCTTTCCTATTCAGCTAAATCTGAACACGTCATAGTAGAAGGCGTATCAAAAACAGACGAAGAGACCGCGAAAGCCGCGGCCGCAATTAACCAATATCGCTTAAATTTCATGGATAAACCAAAGCCGGAAGAAAATAACGGTTCTGGAAGTAAATAATGCGTGCGTATATGACAGATAAAAGGAACCGCACTGACACTATTTATTTATTGGTAGCTGTAGTGGTTTTAGGGATTATTTTTTTAAAAGTCTAAGTACTTAGGCTTAATAACGGCAACAATATCTTTCCTACCGTTAATCCCAGCCGGGTCTTTAAAAAGACGCATTCTGACAAAAGCCCCGCGCCTTCTAGCTTCTTCTATAGTGGTGGTGCGAGAATCCCCGCCGCCGGCTTCGATAATATGAAAAGGCGAAATCATAAAAGCGATATGGGTAATTTTATTAATCGCTTGACCGTAAAAAACTAAAGACCCTAAATCATGTACATCCCATTGTGACTTAGGTTTATAGTGCTCGAAAAGTTGTTGAGCGGTCATATCATGCGGCGGCCCAATCCCACCGGCTTTAAGAAGATCAATTACAAGCCCAGAACAATCAAAATGGGGGCCGGCCCCACCATAGATGTACTCTTTTCCGATTAGGGAAAAGGCGTATATTCGAACTAATTCTAAAGGGGTCATTGAGGTTTTGAGATTACGATAACTTTGAAGCCAGCTTCTACTAACTGTTTTGCAACGGCCGGGTCTTTCAGATCGTAATAATCTATAACGTGCTCTTTTTTTAAACAAGCGAACCCTTTGCAAACGTTATACCCGTATTGCAAAAACCCAGGCTTTGTTAGGCTAATTTCCAGGGTTCTTTGGTTTAAGTTCGGAGGCAAGGTCACGGAAAATGAGCTGCAACTCAAACATAATAGCGTCAAGCCTAGCATTGTCGCGCTCGTCTTGAGGAACTTTGTTAAGCTCATACCATTCCTTTTGAAGATTATAGAATTTATCTATGTACTTTCGACGGACCTTTTCCTCTACGATATTGAGGATCGAATCCAGAATTGAAAGTATAGATTCAACAACCATTACTTTTTTTCTTCGGGGGCTTGTTTAAGAACCTGAAGACCTAAGCTATCTAAGAAAGCGGAAAGCTTTTCGGCTAGCTTAGCTATCGACTTTAAAAATTTAGAGATATCTAAAAGAATAGAAGTCGGATTTACCGAAGGAATAAGGCGTCGAATCATATCGATAACCCCACCGATGATTGCGCTAAAAGCCATCCAGCCGCCGACTTTATCCGCCCAATCCGCAATATAAAGAGGTAAATCTTGAAGAGCGCAAGCCGTTAGAAAAGGCATAACCAGAATAGCGATAAGAAAAGTTTTCATAAATTTTCTCCAGGGGTTCAGGAAAAATCTTCGTCTTTATTATGCCTTCTTTTTTTACTGTTTGCCCCTACTAAAACAGCTACCTCTATTTCTACTTCGTGAAGCCGTGCGTCTAGCTTTTCCATGCTTTGATCTAATTTTTTAACGCTAGGAACAAGCGACGAAAAAGAAGCAATCGTTTCGGTATTGTTTCTCATATCCCGCATTAAGCCTTTTATGAAATAACAAAGTAAGGTCAGTAGGATACTAATTATTAATCCCATAGCCTTGATGACTAGAACTAAAAGAAGCTTCACGTCAGTAGACTGAAGGGCGTCGATTATTTCATTCATTTTTGGTGGGTCTCTTAATTTAATTGTACTGGTATTTACGATTTTCAGGTTACAATTTTTACTGTCTTCAACTTTGAATCTTTTTTCCTTTAAAAACTAAGAGTTCCTTGCGCGCGAGGGTTTTAGATGAACATCACTAAACGTTTGTTCATTCCTGATTCTCACTTCCCCTTTGTAGACAAAAAAGCATTTAACTTAATGATCGATGTAGCCGCGGAGTTTGAACCAAATGAAGTAGTCTACCTTGGTGATTTTTTCGATCTCTCTTCATTAAGTGCTCATGAAAAAGATGTTTTTAATGATGTTCAATATCTAAAAGACGAACTTCAAGATGGAAGAGACGCCATAGCGCGGGTTGAAAAACTTACAAAAGCAAAGTCATTTGTATTTATAGAGGGTAATCATGAGTATCGTCTAAGAAGATACATTTCTAATAAAGCGCCACAGTTAGCTGGAATTTTAAACTCAAAAGATATATTTGGTATCCCACCAATTTATAAATACCTGGAATTCGGGCAGAGCGGTAATTACCGAATGGGTAATCTTATTGCAACGCATGGAACTCTAGCCGGTTCATACCCTACCGCATCGCATATTAGAAAATACAACGCTTCAATCATTCACGGCCATACGCATAAACTGCAAACGGTATACCTAAGCGGGGTTGAAAAAGAACTAGTCGGAATTTCGGCCGGATGGCTTGGGAACAAGAAGGCCGCTAATTATATCAAAGATGTCGCCGACTGGCAGTTAGGTTTTGTTCTGACTTGGCATAAGCCTAACGGGCAGTTTTGGTTTCAATTAATTCATATCCAGAAATCGGGGAATAACTATGAATGCTTCTTCGGGGATAAAGTTTTTCAAAGATAAGTGGATAGTCGAAGTAGAGTTTTGGGATCACGTAGCTACCATCGGCGGAGTTTCTAAGCCTATTCTCTGCCAAGTATACGGGGTTTTATTTGCCGAAGATGAAAAGTCTTTATACGTTGCCAATTGGATAGCCGATAGAAGGATAGATTCAAACACCGATTCCCACACGCTGATTAAAAAGACAAAAGTAAAGATGGTTAAATTTTCTAAAAGAAAAGTTGAGATTGATGGTTGGAGTGATTAATTCTTTTTATTAGCATACCCTCTACGCCTTCGGGCGGCGGTAAATTCCATCCGATTAAAGCGGAAGGAAAAGGCGAAGAATCCCCGGCACCTTTATAATTGATTCTACCTTTTATAAGTAAAACCCAATGCGCCGATGGGAATACGCATTTCTGCCAAGTATCCGTTTCAAAATTAGAAGCTTTATAAATAGAAACTAGTTTAATCGGAATGGCAGAACTTATATACGCAACATGTTTATAAAATTTCTTAGCCTGCCCAAATGGTGGGTTAAGCCAATAAGTTTCTTTACTATTAAACCATTGCGAGAAAAAGTCTTTGTCTTTTCTAATAGAACAATACTTTTTACATTTTTTATTTATATCAGACGCGGCAAGATCAAACGTAAACTGATATTGCCTATTTAATATTGAAAACAAAGTGTCGGGAGTTTCCCAGTCATTTTGCCTTTTACCTTTATAAATATTCATCACTCTACCGGGGTGATTCTTCTGTAGTTTTTCTGGCATTTAAAGCTAGTCCTAGGATCGTTTATGAAAACAAAACAATTATCTAAGTTTAGACCGCAGTCAGTAAAAATAGATTTTTCACACACGACGGTTCCTACGTCCTGTAAATGATACATAATCGGGCCTTTTTCTTCTCCCTCATGCATCATTTCATAAACTAAAATAAGAACAAACCCCAAAGCTAGTATATTAAAACCTATTTCCCACATAGGTTTCATAAGTTACCCCCTATTTGCGATATCTAAAACCTTCCCAACCCTCTACCTTTACCGGGCATCCCTTAGCCCAGTCTGGAACATCCGCCATTAATTTAAAAAATTCTTGTAGATTTCCCTGTCCCATTTTTCTTTCAGCTAATAATTCATCATGAATTGAAAGAAGCATTTCATATCCGTTTTCTTCAATTCGAAGCATTGCTTCCGCCATTAAATCCCGTGCAATAGCCTGAACAACGTTTTCGGTTAACATCCCACCATAGGTGGAATCTAACGTCCATTTCTTGGTAACCGGGTGAGTGCTCCAATGCCATAACTGTAAGCGCTCTTCGCCCCATGGGGTTTTTCCCGCTTTTATTTCAGGCCCGTAAAAAGCTAGTTTTCTTCCCGAAGGAAGTTCGCAGTAGAGAAACTTTCCGGCGACAAACCACTTCGTATAATTAATCGAAACTGCTTTACCTTTATTCTGCGTCGCATAAATAGCGGCTTTTTCAAGGTTACTCCACAGTTTTGGCACCATGTAATACTTGGTGCGGTAAGCATCTATGACCTGCTTTGCAAAAGTGTCTGATATATTTATCCCTAGATTTTGAACCTGGTTTTTAAACCCTTGAGCGCCTAGACCGTAACCGCATCCAAGTACTGCGGTCTTTCCGAAGAAGCGCTCATCATCGGTAATATCGACGACAGGTTTATGGTAAATGGCGGCGGCCATTTCCTTATAGATAGGTCTATTATCTCTAAAAGCTTTAATCCCTATTTCGTCTTTTGCTACCCAAAAAAGTACGCGCGCTTCAATCGCGTTATAGTCTGCACAAAATAAAGTTTTTCCATAACTTGAAGTAATAACAGATCGAATGCAGTTGGAAAAAAGCTTTGATGGCGAGCCATAAAGTAGGCGTATCGTTTCAAGATCGGATTCTTTAATAACCTCAATAGCTGTTTCAAAATCAAAGTCCTTAGATTGCCGTGGAAGATTTTGCGGTTGAACTCCAAGGCCCGCCCAACGCCCGGTAGAAGCGCCATGGTATAGAAGGATATCTCGAACTCTGTGATCTTTACCCGCTCTATTTTTAAACGCCGTATATTTTTTGGTGGAACTTTTAGATCCTTCTTGGCGGATTTCTAAGATCTCTCTTACTTTTTCAGGAATATCTTTTTTCTTTAAATAATCCGAAACTGTCTTAGATCGAAGATCAGGAATGCCCCCACCATTCTCTTTTATCCACGCGAGGCATTTATCCCGTTGAGTGGTATTGGTAATAGTTCCTTGGGTTAACTGTTTTGTTTGTTCTTTAAGATTCTTTTCTTCTTCTGAAATGAGTTCGAGACACCTTTCCACCAATGGGAGATCGATTCTAAATCCGTTGAAATTAATTCTCTGATCGAGATACCAGACTGAGCGCTCTTTGTCTGATAAGGGTTGGGTTCGTAGAAAAAGCTCTGTCTCAGCATCCACGTCGCTTTTACAATATTCAAACAGTCTTTTAACTTCATCGTCATCCCAGTGCCAAACGTTGTTATTATTTTTGGTGGGTTTTCTAGGCTTTGAGTACTTAAGCATTAACCGCCTTCCCACCATGTCTTTTTGTGTCGAAAGCCCTAACGCTTGGCAAGCGCCTTCTAGGTTTCTCGGTAGAGCTAGCGCTGCCGCTCGCGCCGCGGTACAGATCCATCTTTCATGCGGTATTTGTTTTAGATAAGGGTGAGTAAAGTGTTGGGATAAAATAAAACGGGTTATTACTTGTTCGAAATAAGCGTTATGCGCTACTAAAAAAATATCATCTAACAATAAAGCATTTACTAATTGATCCGGTTGAGACTGGTTTTTTAAAAAAGGACTCCAAAGTTTTGTCGTTTTATTTTTTAATTCCCATGAGTTTCCAAAACGCCATCCAACGCAAAGTATTTCGGTTGAGGGGTGATTCGCATACTCATACGCGCCGACCTTCTTAAGATCGGCTTGGCTTCTCGTTTCATAATCCAGGATTAAATATCGTTGAGACATGGAAAAAACGAAAAGCCGGGATGGATTTGAGTTAGGAATCTACCCGGCTTTTCTACTATCCCGTTGACTTAGATAAACGAGTTATCTTCGTCATCGCCTTCAGTATCAGAACCGGTTGAATCGTCAACCGAATCAAATGCCTCTTCGGCTTTTTGTCTTCCAGAAAGAGGTTCACCATCACCCATTTTCTGGATGTTCTGAAGGCCAAATGCAACGCCTTTATTCCCCGCTTTATCATAAGCGTAAGCGTTTACCTGCGCGCGCACGTAGCATCCGGCATAAAGAGTTCCATCATCGGTCAAAAGAGGAGTTCTGTCTTTATCAACAATACCGGGCCTTTGTTTGGTGGTAGCACTGATAAAGATTGAATCTTCTGGATAACCGTCAAGACCTTCTTTTTCAGAACCTAGACGAAAAGGGCTTCTGAAATTTTTAGGCCATTTCTTTTCATCGCTTCCCCATTTCTCAGAAGCGACACCTTTAACTAAATCCTTTAGTTCTTTAAGATTAGTATTCTTGTCGAATATTAGAACCGCTGAAAACTTTGCTTCGCTATTTTGATACGATTTTGCTTCGTATAAAGCGGGAAAGCTAAGTCTAGCTTTAGGAGTAATTACTTTAATTGCCGACATTTTTTTATTTTCACCCATCTTGTTTTCCTTTTGTTTTTCGAGATGTTTTGGTTTTTTCTACCAATAAAGGCTTATCCTCTACAGCGGAAAAAACGTCTACGACATTTTTAATTTCCTGTCTCTTATCTGATTCAGGAACCAAAGTTATACCGGAAGAGATCGCCGTTGTATTCTTAAAAACAAAGTCTTTATCGCCCGTCGCCTTCTCGAATTGTGCAGGGGAAAGAAGTTCAGGTTTAGTAAAGATAAGGTCTTTATATTTTTTATACGCCGCTTTTTCTACTTTCGCTGCGTCGAACCATTTGCGAGTGGATCTTTTTTCCACCAATTTGTAACCTTCTATCTTAACGCCGGCTTTGGCTTGGTTGAACGCGTGATCTTTTAAGGCTTCAATCCAAACTTCTAAAAGTTCTGCCGTCTTAAGTGTTCGCCCTAAATTCTGTGCAGGAATAGATTCAACGGGAAGATGGGTTATTTCTTCTTCGACTTCATCAAAAACAATTTGCGCTTCTTGCATGGCTTTAGAAGATATCTCAGGGCAGAGAAGTTTAGCCGGGCACCATCTACACCATTCGCCCGCCTTTAATGGTGGGTTTGGCTTTTCGCAAATCTGTATCGCATTTTTAAAAAGTGTTTCATATTGTTGAAGAAGATTTACCCCCATCTTAGTCTCTCGAATAGGGCCGTCTTCGTGAAATGCTCTAGGTTGGATAATTATCATCCGAACCGTTTCGAAATTATAATCGTAATTAATTGCCGCGGCTAAAGCGTAGTAAATAAGTTGAGTGTTGTGTTTAACTTCAACGGGCACGCCCGCGCCGTATTTAAAATCAATAACAATAAGTTCATCAAAGATTGTCGCGATAAGACAATCTACCGTCCCGAAAAGATTAGGCCCAATATAATCCGGTAACTTAAGTGCTGTTTCGGCTAAACGAATCGCCCCTTCAGGCGTAATACTTTCTATGTATTTAAAAGCCTCGTAACAATGTTCCACCATTGTCTGATCGTAATCTTGGTTACTTCTAAGAGCGCTTACATATTTATGCGGGTGTTTAGAATTAAGAATATCTTCCAAGATTTGGTGGGCTAAGGTTCCTTCTTTAGCGTATTCATTTTCTAATTGTGGCGGGGCTTTTTCTGAAAGCTTAATACTTCCAGGGCAGTTAATCCATCTATGAGACCCGCTCGCTGAGTATTTAGAATGTTTTTTTGTCTCTACTAGAGAACCATTTTGTAATTGTTTCATTTTCCTCAACCCAGTTAAAAAAATCAGAAATCCAAAAAGGCCATAAACAGAGTAGAAATATTGGCGCAAAGATTAAAAATGCAAGCATTGTAATTGTGTTCGCTATACTTGTTTTTATAATTTTAAAAAAGATAGTCACAGCGGTTCAAAATAATCTTCTTGTTTAGGGGTTTTTATATATTGATATCCAATAAAGCCGGTAAGTCTTTTTGGGTAAAGTTTTTGTGATCTAGCTAAAATTTCTACTTCTTTTTCTAAAATTTCAAAATTTCTACGGCTAGCAAAATCAGAACCTAAAAGATAAAGAAGTTCGTCTTTCTTTCGTCTCATTCGGTTAAGTTTTATTTCGTAGAAAAATCGACTTATAAAATTCATAATTCCCCCAAATCCTCAAACCACTCTTCACATTTGCGGTTAAAGAAAATAGCAAACTTTTTAATGAGATAGAATATTTTAATTTGGAATGCAGCATAGGTTTTTTATCAAATAAAGATACGCGGTAACCTTCCATAAGATCACCGGTTCGTACATTCAGTAACACCCGCGCCGCTTTCATCTACCCACCAAACATATTTGGGTAATAAGTCCTATGATAGATAAACAGAAAACAAAGCGAAAAGGCCCTTCCATTTCAGGATTTCTTTCGAATTCTCTCCAAACCGCGCCGAATAAAAAGAAAACACCTAGAGGAAAAGAGCCAGCTGTTATTTTAAAAATATCTTCAATTACCGTTACCCATGCATCAGGATGAAATGTCATATTTGATAATCCGCGTATTCGCTTTCTTCAGAAAAGAAATCTTCCCACTCCCAGTCGGTAACTTCTACTTCTCCGCATTTAGAACATTCCGCCGTGACTTTTTCTATATGTTTTTCATAGCTGGTATGCGCCACGGCGTTTAAAACGAACCGCTTACAATTTGGACATTGGTGGGTCATATAATTGTGATACTATTATTCATATGGCTTTCGGAATGAGATCAAAAAAAGCACTTTGGATTTTTACCGGATTCATCATTGCGGGTATATACGATTTCGCGGCTGTATACGTGCTAACAAACCTACCTTCGATATCCACACTGTTTAATAACGCAGGCATTGAATTACGTTTTACCGACTTTGTCATAGGTCTTACCTGCGGGCACCTTTTCTTCTATATGGAACGCCCTTGTTCTAGAGCGCATTCAGACGAAAAATAGATTTTCGCGACAGGAGTACGTCTACCTTTTGTCGAATATCAATATCAGAGACCATCTTAGCGCTTGAGGAATCGAACCTCTTTCAATACTGATAAACGCCTGTCGCGTTTCTCTTTCGAGAAAATCAAGGGTTACTCTTTACCGTCGATATCGACTTTATAAGTTTTACCTACTTCCCAAACGCCGGGTTTCGCAGGCCAAGTGATGCGTTGATCGGGGGAAGTATCCTTTTCGTTTTTAAACACGTAAAGACACGTCTTTGCGTCAACCATTCGGATTTCTATACAAGTTAGCTGATATTCGTATTTCATTGTGCCCTTTTAAAATTCATATTCACTTTAGTTTTAATTTTCTTTCACGGTTTAATTATCCTACAGTCTATCTCATTATTAACACCCCAGGTGTTTTGCATTATAATATCGTACTTATCTCTTTTAGCCGTTTCCATAACGGCTAGACATTTCTTAGAAAATCGAAGTTGAGGTATTATTTCTCTCATTTGTCTATTAAAATTTTTCGCTTCATCAAGAGTATTTTGCACGTCACAAGACACAATCAAACAAGCTATGGCGCTGGAAATACAAATAATTGAACAAATATCTTTCACTTCT